GGGGTGGTGGCCAAGTGGGACGATATTAAGGAAGCGTTTAGCAAGCGCGGCATTTTGTCTGCCCTGAGTGAGTTTTCTGATGCTTTTTTCGGTGGTGTGGTAGCCATATTTGGAAAGATCATAGCTCATATTGCTAACTTTTTTGGTGTTGGAGGTCCATGGACCGAAATGTTCATAGACGGCTTCAGCCCAGATAAGTTTGACGCGATCATCACTGCATACAAGGAGTGGTCGATTAAACTTGGGGATTCTCTCATCGCCTTCTTCCCGGAACTTATTGATTTCTTGGCGGACGTTGATTGGGGAGGCATATTTGTCGACCCCTTCATTACTGCCGGCAAAGCCCTGATGGCCGGCCTCAAAGACTTTTTCGATATTTCATCTCCGTCGTTGGAAATGCTAAGGGAAGTGGGCATGCCACTCTTGATGGGGCTCTTAAACCCCTTCGACTCCTTCGGAAATCTGTTAATGATTGCTGTCAGGAAAGGGTTCGATCTGCTTCCCGACTTCGCCAAAAAGCTAATAATGGGAGGCCCAATGGCCCTTATAAGCGGCGCAGGAGAGATTGATACTGCCTTCGCAGTCGACCAAGCCAAGAGTGCCATAGAAACCGCCACAGGGCGTGTAGGGGCCGCTTATGGCGCCATGGCCAACTCTAACGAGCGCTCGGCAGATCCATACGTAGTTAATCTTTCAATGAATTTAGATGGTCGAGAAGTTGACAAGAAGGTAGTTAATGTAATGGGCGGCGTTGCACGCGATGCCGCATTTGGAGATTAATCATGAGCGCAGACGAGTGGGATAAGACAGACGACAGTAATTTTTTCTGGCAATCCAAGTATAAACAGTTAGATGGTCCCGCCGGCAATACGTATATTGACGGGAGCGACACACTGGGCAATAAAGGCCAATTTGTCATCTCTTTCCACCATATTCCTTCTGGCAAGCAAGTCTTCTTCAAGGCCTTTGTTACTAAATATAGCGAAAATTACACATCAGAATGGAGTGGCGAAAACGTCTTTGGAAGAACAGATCCAATTTATACTTTTGGGAACACTACTCGTAAAATTGAACTTGGGTTTTCGGTTCCGGCCGGCTCTGAAAGCGAGGCGTACGAAAATATGGGCAGAATTTCACGTCTAGCACAATTTATGTACCCAGCTTATTTTGAAACCAACCCCGGCACTCTAGATTCTTCTCTCACCATTGGACAGTCGCCCTTGGTTCGAATTAAGATGATGAACCTTGTTCAAAAAACCCGCATCAGTGACACTGCAACGCTAGCAAATCTCGTGAATGCCAAGGCAGGTAAGAAACATGAGAGTTGGAAAAAACGACAAGACATCTACAACAATTACCAATCTACATGGCTTCCCACCGAAGGTATCTTGGCCGCCATTCAAAATCTCAGCCTCAATACTGAGCTAGGCAAAGATGGAGTACTGGAAAAGGGCCCAAACACAGTAATGCCCAAGAACTTTGAAGTGACGCTGAGTTTTGCTGTAATACATGAGCAGACTTTAGGGTGGAACGAAAGCGGCGAATCATTAGATCCAGCCTTTCCCTATGGGGTAGTATTAGCTGAGCCCGGCGATCTCAAGGTTGATGATTCTCATCAAGTGGGGCGTTCTGGCGGGGGCGATTCTGCGCTGGGAAGCAAATTTTGGAAGGGCGGCTATGAAAATGGACGCATTGGCACCGAGCGCCAACTTCAAGCGCTGGATGATAGTGCCGATGCACGTTATGGTAACTTGTGGGCACAAATGACAGGAAAAGCCAAGAGAGAGGCCGACAATAAAAAAGCAGTATTTATTTGGGGTAAGTCCGACAAAGANCGCGCCGGAGGAGATTCTCTCTATAATCAGGCCACACAAGACCAAGCCCAAGAGTATCTCGACAACAAAAAGAAGAAAGACTAGGACACTTACATGAATCGATATCTTTATACACTAATATTTGATAATAATGTTCCCTATTATTCATATTTGAGAAAAAACAGGAACTTGGCNAGCGTACAACACTACGCCACCCCAGTTCTCCAGAACCCAAACGTTTGGGAAAGAATGAGCGTGGTCANCGATACTCATATATGGAAATATGGTGATCGCTTTTATAACCTCGCTCACAAATATTACGGAGAAGCTTCCTATTGGTGGGTAATAGCGTGGTACAATGCCCTGCCTACGGAAGCGGATATCCGCCCGGGNGACGTAATTCAGATACCTATAGACGTTGACGCTGCCCGCGCAGTCTTAGGAGTATAAGATGCCCTGCAAGGATTTTATCCACAATCACCAGAATCCGGACGAGGGAAGGTTCGATGACAACTCATATGCGGACCGGATCCTCACCGCGCGAAAAAAATGTAAGGCACACCTTGCCGATCAGGTTTCTGATGGCTATAATGCGCGCGCCGCGGCTGATGGGTCGGTCACATGGTATGATCCTGGCAATCCTTCCGCCGGCCCGGGCTCCTATCCCGGCGGCACTTTGTGGGACTACTTTAATCAAACTAAACCCAACGGCTGGGGGACCGATCCCTACTATGCCGGCGCGCGCAAGATATTAAATGACTCACTTACCACAATCGATCCAAACAACCGCCAGTATAAACAGGTATACGAGGATAAAGGAGGGGACCCAGACTCGACAGGGACCCAAACATTCCAGACCGACGCCGATGAAATGTCGTACGATAACACATTTAAGCTTGCAACAGATCCCGCGGCACTCACCAAATATATCGACGACAACTACAAACTTATCGTCGTCTCCAAGGTTGTTGGAGACAATCGTTTTGCAAATAATTTTCCCCCTGAAGGCTTTAAAGATCCCTTGGCCGGCACCCCTGGCACTGCCGACGCGAAAGCCCGCGCTGCCGCGCTTAAAAAGGCCGACGACAAGGCCCGGGCCGCGTTCGAGGCAAAGAAGAGCGCCGTTGCGGCCGCCATTAAGCGCGCCCGAACACTAGGCTTTAGAGAGCAGTGCTTTTTGTTGAGTCAGATTGTGCCAATCACGAGATACAAAGTGGAAGAACTAGAGGTCAAGGCCGCAAATGCAATTAAGGCCAAAGGATCCACTGAGCTTATCGAAAACCAACACCCTCCTAAAACGCGACCTTACACTTCCCACGACGCGATTGACGGATCCACCAATGCATGCATCATGGTGCAAGGAGATCCCTTCGATTTTATGAATAGGCTCACGGTAGATCCAGGCCAACACGAACTGGTGACAATGTCTACCGGGGAGATTGCAAACCTACAGCCCACAGTCGACTTTTATAAATTGATGCCCGCGGAACCTTCGAAAAACAAATCCACCTTTTCTGCTTCTCATTTTATATCTGTTCCGATTGAATTTGATACTAGTTTCACCAAGGAGAATCTTAAGTCTCTCACAACCGCAGTTCAAAGCAAAAGAAAACGAGGATATGGGGTTGGTATTAAAAATTTTGATGTAAAGTTTATAGGCACCAATCCTTTTGCGGCCAAGCGAGATCTCACGGCGCAACTTACTATTTTTGCTAATAGTTTTAGTGATTTGCTCAAAATCCGAGGGCCCAAGGGCAAGTCCTATCGATATATTGATTTAGCTCTGAAGACCATTTCCGATCCTCAGATAATTCAAAAATACGAAGGAGTCAATTCTAAAGATGCGCAACAGATGGATGACAACTTGGATAGTTTAGACTTTACAATCCGCGCATCTGTTGGGTTTCNAGTCCCACCCAAGGCGATTACCGGCGTCAACCAGGCTGCCCTTCGCAACAACAGGATTACCATAGATATGACTCCGACGACGCATGAGTTCAACTTTAACCCAGATGGGACGTTAGAGTTTGTTGTCAATTTTAAACCATGGATTAGCGAGGCTTTTTCNGCGCAACAGTACGACATTTTTAGTGATCCAGCGTTACATGCCTTGACTTTGGAATCAATTCTGCGACTTGATCAAATTCGCCAAACGTGCGGCACCAAAACAATTGCTGCCTTCAAGGCCGATCAGATGAAGGATATCGATAAAATACGCCCTCAAGCAATTTCGGCTATGACCCGACGTCTGACTAAGACTAATAGGCTAAAATATCTATATTTGCCCAATCATCTCTTGGCCAAAATCAACAAAGAGGGTCCTCTGTTCGAAATGTCGGAATTAGATAAAGCTAAGTGGGCAGTCATGTCAGAAGAGCGCCGGCGCAAAAAGATCAAAAAGAAGAAAGTAAAGAAAAAAGATGCCAAAGCAATTACCGCGGAATCCATTACTCTTAATCAAAACGAGCTTCCTTTTGTGTACGTGTCGGATCTAATTGACACTGTGTTAGAGGGCATAGACACACGACTTTCTCCTGATGCACATGAAACAATAATGAAGATGGTAGAAAAAAAGGCCACCGGAAGAAAGGGATGGGCCGAGAAGTCAACCTTCAAAGAGTTGAGTCAGGGCCTTAAAGAAAAGAACGCGGCAGAATATAAAAATTTTCAGAAGCTGCGTGTGGTGCTCGGACCCATTGAGCTTGTAAATCCGGTTAATCCCGCCGATATTTTAATTGCCAATTTGGGGGATATTCCCCTTTCCCTCAAATATTTGGTTGAGTTTCTAACATCAGAGACTCTTAAGAAGAATTTATACAAATATCCTCTCAATGTTTTTTTGAACAATCTTATCAACTCCGTATTAAAAAACTTTTTGAATGACGACACTTGTTTCAAGGCAATGGTTAAACAACGGACCCAGTTACGCCGGGCAACTTTTGTTGGTTATCAAAAGTACCCGGGCGACAGTGATGATTTAACGAATTTAATGACGAGGCAGATCATCGCGAAGTACAAAGAGCGCAGCATCCTCCTAGTCAGCACGCCCGGGTCCCCAACGCGGATGAGGAAAGAGCTTATTAAAGACTCTCTCGGGTTTACTAGGCTTTATCCGGCCCTTTTCAAGGGAGCGCTGTACAGCCCTCTTTTGAATGTGCACGGCGCCGGCAAGCCCCTGAATCACCCCACCCACAATTATATGGTTTTTTCCACGGGCCGCACCCCACCCGTGGACCTTTATCAGGGAGACTATAACGCCGATGTCAAGCGCGGTGTGATGCACTATTCTATTGGGCGTGATCGCGGCATTATCAAAGATCTCAAACTCGTGCGAGATAAAAGAAAGTATATTGCAGAGACACGTTTTGCGCAGGAAGGATATGATGGGCTTAAACAGCTGAGAGAGACCTACTCCATCGAGGCGCGCCTTGTGGGCAATTTTGGTCTCTGGCCCGGCCAGAAGATATACGTTGATCCCCAAGGGTGGGTGCCATCTCTTGATGAAGAATTATCTAAGATATTTAGCGGCCCCGCGGGATTGACTCAATTTGGTATTGGGGGATATTATGATGTAATGCAGGTGGAGCACTCGCTGTCGCCCGGCAAGTTTGAAACCTCCTTCACTGCAAAATGGACAGCCCAAATAGAAACCCCGACAACCACGGATGGCGCCCAAGGCAACAAGCCGAACGAGACCCCCAAAGGAGTGCAAAAATGCTCTTATAACCAAGTGGTAGAAAAAAAGGGCCCCTCACCAAATAACACTCCTACTAATGTCTCCCAAGTGGTGCCGGAAATTTCAAAGGCCCGCCAACAAGCCCTGTATAAATCTAATTACCCTCCCGGCTCTGCGGAGTACGTGAATGGTATGCCCGACCCAACCCAAAACCCGGGCCAGTGATGAACCATTATGTCTGAATATTTTCGCAAAAGCAACAAAGAAACCACAGAAGAGCTTTTTGACAAAAGGCTAATTTATGATTACTATCTTAATCCCACCGATACCAATTTAGTAGATTTTAGCTTTGCAGAGAAGCGACTGTATGGCCGAGTAGACCGCGATTATGTGCCAATTTATTTGCATGGGGCACTTCCGGTCAAGAATATCCCAGCGCCACCGGGCCAGCCACAGCTGGCATTGAATTTTGTGGCAGATGCGTTTGCCGCACTGCAGGGTCAGTTTGCGGAAAAGGCAGCCCAAGGGCAAATTGACACGACAACAAAATATCTCTCAACCTTAACCGTACACAAGAGTTACAAGTCTCCCCAAAGCTTTTATAATGAGTATTATACGGCCTACATGGAGGCGTTTGAGGAGATTATTCAAGAAGAGGGAATTATTTTTGTTAATTTTAAACAATTTATGGATAAAATTCTTCCTTATCTGGCCGATACCGCAACTGAGCACCCCTTCACCTTTCCCGGTTTTTTGAAAAGCAAAGAATGCCCCATATTGGCTACAGGTCTCGCCATAGAGATAGCAGACATTCCCTACGATAATGATGAAAAGAAGTATAAAGAATTCCTTCAGAGCAATAATTGGTACTTTTTTCTCAGCGCATGCGCGAATTATGGATTCATGGTAGACAGGCACATTCCATATAGATTAGTTGCTGATATTGCATCTGCCCCCATGCTATCGTATGCTCAAGCGTATGGCGCCCCCAATACCGACGCCGTTTTGGGTTCGGCCTTTTCGACCGCACATAAGACGTATTTTAACAATTTTAAAGAGATTATGTTTAATTTTTATGAACGTAATCGTTTGCGAAGAATTCGGCGGCACACCTATGTCAACAATGCGTCCCGACTCATCACACATGAGCCGGTCACGTACACTCTCGACTCTCTCCCTCAAAAATATAATGATTTGTATTTTCTTCAGCTTTATTGTAAGTTGAGATTTGCTGAGGAAGAAAGTACCTTTTCGCCCCCCCAACAGGAGCGCTTGATCAGGCAGACCTTGTCTTTAGCCAAAGTAAATTTAGACAGGGCGTTGGACAGTTTTGAAATTATTTTGAATAAACCATTTGACTATCGNGGCTCTTTGACTTATATTATTAATGCGCGCAAAGAAACAGAGGAATGAGTGTATTTTCAAGCTATAGACGATAAGGCTCAGTGTGTTGGGCTTTATCATGATGGAAAATTAATTTTTGATCCGCCCTCAATGCCGGACAATTTTGATGGCATGCGTACGTGGACCTACTCGGGTGCCCTACACAATAGCGATGTTGACTATGGGTGGCTTATTGCAGACGGAAGATCGCTCACAGAATTATGTCCCGAAGAATTAAAGCCTGCTTTCGACAGAGCAACATCCAAGATGCGCGCTTTTAAGAGATCGTTTGAGATTGCAAAAGTAAACTTTAATGATCATTGTTTTTTTGATTTAGTGCCACATGATTTTTTATTGCAATTTCTGGAGCTTAAGAATCAAATCACTCAACACGTTTTCGAAAATGAGAACAGACCAGAAAATTATGACTTCTTAAAGAGAACCCACAGACTTCTGCATAAAATTAAATACCAAAAGATAGATGTCAATGCAGACGGCTGCCGAACAATTTTTACAAAATCGGTTCATCGTTCTTTGGCTAACAAGCTAATGTCTTGCTCTCCATATATTGATTATAATTTATTTGGAACGGTAACCGGCCGCTTGGCCACGTATACTAATTCTTTTCCTATTTTGACCATGCACCGCGAATTACGTCAGCTTATAAAGCCTCGCAATGATTGGTTTCTTTCGATGGATTATAATGGTGCTGAGCTTCGCACGGTGTTGGCCTTATCGGGAGAAGCTCAGCCGGAATATGACGTACATAAGTGGAACATGGAGAATGTTTTTACCGATCAAAGGGTGATTGAGCGCTCAACCGCTAAAACACTCTTCTTTAGTTGGCTCTACAATTCAGAATCAGCTGCACTTGATGAAAGTATCTATAGGAGAGATGACATTACCACACGCTACTATGACGGAGAACACGTCACTACACCATTTGATCGTCATATAAGGGTTGACGACCGCCGCGCTTTTAATTATATTATACAAAGCACCACAGCCGATCTTGTAATTGAGAGAGCAGCGAAGCTGGATGATTTTCTGAAAGATTACAAGTCTTTTATATCTCACATCGTGCATGATGAGATAGTAGTTGATTTGGCAGATGATGAGAAGCATATTGTTCCGACCTTGAGAGATATATTTGAGGACAATAAATTAGATAAATTTATGGTAAACTTGAAGGCTGGAAAAGATTATTATAATTTGGAGAATTTAGTATTATGATCTCGATCGTTGGAATTGGAAACGCAGGCAGTGCTATAGCAGAAAAGTTTAAAAGCCAAGAGAAAAACTACCAAGTGTACAAGCTTAATAGCACCGTTAAAAGAAAAACAAAATATTGTCACCCCCTGAAAGATTATGAAAACCCTGAAGAGTGCGAAAAAAACACACCGGACTTAAGCAAATTCTTTTCCGACACCGCAGACCACGTTCAGGTGTTTGTCGTGGGCGCATCTAAGAGTTCAAGCTACACTTTGGGTATTCTAGAGCAGATAAAAGATAAAAAAATAGATCTCTTTTACATCAAGCCGGATGTGGAGATGCTTAGCGGACTCCCCCACTTGCTTGAAAAGGTCGCATACGGAGTGTTGCAGCAGTACGCACGCAGCGGCCTTTTGAGCAGCTTTACGGTTATCTCTAATCTGGAAATAGAGAAGCATATCCAGAATATATCCATTAAAAATTATTATGATGCACTGAATGACACTATTTTTTCTAGTGTCCATTACTTAAACTTTTTTACATATTCTGAGCCCGAGATAGGGGTCTTGCCGCGTCCGGGCGAAATTAATCGAATTCGCTCTATTGGAATGCTAGATTCTGAAAAACTTGAAGAAAGATGGCTTTTTGAGCTTGACAGCCCTCGTGAAGTGTGTTATTATTTGTGTATAAATGAGGAAAGATTAAAAACAGAAAGTGGCCTTCACCGACGTATTGTTAATATGTTGAAAGAAAAGCCAAGAAATGCGTTTCGCAAGATTTCTTATGGAATTTATGAAACACATCTCAGCGATTTTGGGTTTTGCGTTGCCCATACTAACGTAATACAAGAACAAACTCTTGACAAGATAGATCAAGAGTAGTACATTAGATATCAAGGGATGCTTGATATACTTTACAACAAACAGGAGAAAAAACTAATGTCAATTAATATGGAACTAATGAAAAAGAAACTGGCTGAATTGAGAGGTGAATATACCTCCAATGACCAATCCCCGTGGTTTAAGCCAGATGAAGGTGAGCAGGTTATTCGGATTTTACCTACATCCGACGGTGACCCGCTCAAGGAAGTATACTTCCACTACAATGTGGGAGATCATCGCGGAGGGATCGTTTGTCCAAAGCGCAACTTTGGAGATCGTTGCCCCATTTGCGATTTTGCTTCTTCCTTGTGGAAGGAAGGAGTTAATAACAACGACGAGGAAAGCAAAAAGCTTGCCAAGTCTTTGTTTGTGAGAGCGCGCTTTTTCTCGCCCGTCATTGTACGCGGCGCCGAAGAGCAGGGAGTCAAGGTTTATGGATATGGAAAGCGAGCATATGAACTTTTGCTAGGCTATATTCTCGATCCTGATTATGGAGACATCACTGATGTCATGGAGGGAACCGATATATCGCTTACCTACACAAAGCCTACCGCCCCCGGCGCCTACCCCCAAACAAGCCTAAAGATGCGTAGAAACACCTCCCCGGCACTTGAAGATAAAGAAGCTATCTCCGCCCTCCTTGATAGCATGCCAGATATTGGCGCACTCTTTGAGCGTAAAACACCGGAAGAGATTGATGCAATTCTTGACGAACAACTTTCTGGCAACTTAAGTGCCGAATCTCGCTCGTCTGAAACCACCCGTTACAACACGAAAGATAAAGGTAGCGATGTGGACCGAGCATTCGATGAGTTAATGGCCAATAAGTAGTCGGCTTGAACGAGACCGCTGGCGCCCCGGTCGGGAAAATAGGGCGCCGCAATTTTCTATACTAAAAGGAGAAATGTTATGGAATGGTTAAAATCACTACTGGCTAGTTGGAAGGTGCGTGTTGCCCTTGTCGGAGGTGCGCTCGTCGTTGCCACCGCTTACGGAACTTGCACCCTTGACCCGAGCACCGTATCAGATGCAAGCACCACCACTGAGGCTACGACCGAAACAGTGGAGGTGTCTGCAACTACGACGACCGAGACAACCACCCCTACCACAACGACTGAGACTGCGCCCACGACAACTACGTCAGGCGAGTAATATAGGCCGCTGGCAGACCGGTTAAAGTCTGCCACATTTTAATTATAGGAGAGCGCATGGCTAGAAAAGCCAAAGAAAAGAAAGCCGGCCGAGTGTCGATGCAAGACTTGATGAGCCTTGTAAATAAGAAAGCCGGCCGAAATGTCGCTCACGATTTAACCGGCGATAACCCAACAGAAGTCAAAGAGTGGATATCTACAGGATCCCGATGGCTTGATTCTATTATCTGCAAGGGCCGAGTTGCAGGGATCCCCGTTGGAAAAGTCACAGAATTAGCCGGCCTGGAGAGTACCGGCAAATCCTACATGGCTGCGCAAGTAGCCGCAAACGCCCAGAAAACGGGCAAGATGGTCGTTTACTTCGATTCTGAGTCTGCCATCGACCCAAGCTTCTTGGAGCGAGCAGGATGCAACCTAGAGCGTTTAATGTACGTTCAGGCGTCCTCTGTGGAATTTGTCTTGGAAACCGTGGAAGAACTACTGGGAGCAACCGATGAACAATTATTGTTTATCTGGGATTCTCTGGCACTTACTCCGTCTGTGTCGGATGTGGAGGGAGACTTTAATCCCCAATCCTCGATGGCGGTTAAGGCCCGTATTCTCGCTAAGGGAATGTCGAAACTGATCATTCCTATTGCAGACAAGCAGGCCACGTTTGTTGTTCTCAATCAACTCAAGACCAACATTCCATCCGGACCTAACGCCCGTATCATCGCTATGACCACCCCCTACATGACACCCGGTGGCAAGGCGATGCATTATTCATATTCGCTGCGGATCTGGCTCACTGGTCGCAAAGCCAAGTCGGCTTTCGTTGAAGACGAGAAGGGCTTTCGAATCGGATCCGAGGTTAAAGTTAAGCTAGAGAAGTCACGTTTTGGCACACAAGGCAGAAACTGTGCATTCCGCATCCTGTGGGGTACCGATGACATTGGCATCCGAGATGAAGAAAGTTGGTTTGATGCCGTAAAGAGTTCAGAGTGCCTAACTTCTGCAGGTGCATGGTATACGCTTAAAATGCCCGACGGATATGAGAAGAAATTCCAACCATCCAAGTGGACCGAGATTATTCAAACAGACGAAGAATTTAAGAATAATATTATCCAACTGATGGACGAAGAGGTTGTTCAGAAGTTTGATCGACGAGAAGGATCTGCAGACCAGTTTTACTCAGATCCAGAATAAAAACACTTGACAGCCCTTCGGCAATACGTTATACTTATGTATAAGCTTGTAGGAGGGCTTTATGACACAAACTGATAAGAAGAGAGTGTTGATCATCGATGCTCTCAACATGTTTTTGAGAGCATATATTGTGGATCCCAGCTTGTCGACCAATGGGGAACCCATCGGCGGCTTCAAGGGTTCACTCAAGATTGTTCAGAAACTAGTCCGCATGACGAAGCCGGATGAGGTTGTAATTGTGTGGGACGGCCCAAATGGCTCACGCAAGCGCCGAAGTATGGACAAGAATTACAAAGCCGGCCGCAAACCAATTCGCCTCAATCGAAGTGTGGCAGCACAAACAGAAGAAGAGGAAATGAACAATAGAGTATGGCAACAACGCCGTGCTATTGAGTATTTCAACGAGATGCCTATCGTTCAGGTGATGTTGCCAGAGGTAGAAGCTGATGACGTCATTTCTTATTTGACTCGCATGAGCTACTACGATGGGTGGCAAAAGGTTATTGTTTCAAATGATAAAGATTTTTATCAGCTTTGTGATGATGAAACGGTCGTATATCGCCCCACTAGTGATGTGGTATATAATAAAAAGACAATAGTAGAAGAGTTGGGAGTTCATCCCCGCAACATGGCGCTAGCCCGGGCGCTAGTGGGGGACGCGTCTGATAACCTTCCGGGCATCAAAGCGGTAGGATTTAAAACCATCCAGCGCCGTCTAGGCTTTTTGGCTGCTGATAAGGATTATACCATCGATGATGTTATCTCTTATTGTGAAAAGATCGATAAGAGATTAAAATTTCATGAAAATATCTTGTCTGGTCAAGAGACGATCGCACATAATTATAAAATGATGCAGCTTTATTCTCCGATGCTTTCACCCCAGTCGAAAGACTTCGTTAGAAACGCGATAGAGAACTTTGAGTGCAATTTCAATAAGATAGAAATTATAAAGAAAATGCGCGATGATGGCTTTGGAGAACTAAATTGGAAAGATCTCGAACTGCACTTAAATAAAATTAATTCCGAGCGTTAAATTGGTTGACTTTCTGGTGTTTTTTGTTATATTTACTACTGCAGTGGCGGGGTGATTTTTGAACGAAAAAGTTAATTTTAGTCGTTATGGAAAAGCTTTTCAAGAAGGCCTAGTTCAGATTATCTATGAAGACCGTCCGTTTGCCGATCAGATAACGGAAGTTCTTAACATTAATTTTTTGGAGCTTGAGTATCTTAGGGTGTTTGTCAGCCGAATTCTCAACTACAGAGAGCGATACGGCACCCACCCCTCCGTAGAAGCTGTGATTACGATTCTGCGTACAGACCTTGATAGTGAAGACGAGATTGTCCGCAAGCAGGTCCGAGAATACTTCGCCAAAATCACCGCGAAAGAGCCTACGGACGTTAATTATATCAAGGAGCAATCGCTTGATTTTTGTCGCAAACAAAATTTAAAAGAAGCGATGATGAAGTCCGTAGGGCTTTTACAGTCGTGCTCTTTTGATGAAATATCTAAAACTATTAATGATTCCTTAAAGCTGGGATCGGATAACAATTTTGGTTATGATTATCTTGCTGACTTTGAGAAGCGCTTTGTGCCCAAGCACCGCTTACCTGTTACAACTGGCTGGAAGCAGATTGATGACATCTGTGGTGGTGGCTTAGGCAAGAGCGAGCTTGGGGTGGTAATCGCGCCAACAGGTGCAGGCAAGTCATTCTGTCTTGTGCATCTGGGCGCCCAAGGATTAAAAGAAGGAAAAGTTGTAGTTCATTACACTTTAGAGCTTGGAGATACCATTATTGCAACTAGATATGATAGTTGCTTAACAGGTTATCCATTGTCTGATATCATTAACTTCAAAGATGAGGTTTACGAAGAAATTAAAGACATCGAAGGAAAACTTATCGTTAAGGAATACCCCACCAAATCTGCATCAACTAATACTATTAAATCCCACCTGAATAAGTTGATCAAGAGAGGCATCAAGCCGGGGATGATAATTGTTGATTATGCCGATCTTTTAAAGCCAGTTGTTATCCGAAAGGAAAAGAGAAACGAGTTAGAGTCCATCTACGAGGAGCTTCGTGGGATTTCTACTGAATATTCTTGCCCCATTTGGACAGCATCACAAACAAATCGTTCGGGATTAAATGCAGAAGTCATCACGATGGAGCAGATCTCAGAAGCATTCAATAAGTGTTTTGTAGCTGATTTCATCTTTTCTGTATCTCGGACAATTGAAGACAAGCAAAACAACCAAGGGAAAATGTTTATTGCCAAAAATAGAAATGGACCCGATGGGATGATTTATAATATATTTATGGATCCTTCCAGTGCCAGCATTAAGATCATGCCGACACCGACACCGGTTAACGGGGTAGTCCCCATGAATCCGGTCGCCCTCAGCGCCGGCATGCAGAAAAATCTGTTGCAGAACAAGTACGAGAAGTTTAGAAAAAGGAAATAAACATAATGAGAACTATAGAAAACATACGCAGATTTAGATTATCCGATACATTTATTGAGCCGTACAAAACGCAAGAAGTGCCTTGGGGCCCATTGGGGTATGTAACCTTTAAGCGTACATATTCTCGGCGCCTTAGTGAATTTGATCCAGACGCTATCGGCAGCGAGGAATGGTGGCACACATGCCGCCGCGTGGTAGAGGGCATGTTCAACATGCAAAAGCAACATGTCTTTCAACTAGGTTTAGAGTGGAACGACGGAAAAGCACAGAAGACGGCCAAAGAGGCCTATGAACGTCTGTTTAATCTCAAGTGGACCCCTCCAGGTCGTGGTTTGTGGATGATGGGCACCAAGTTTATTGAAGAGCGAACGGCTGCCGGCTTGTTTAACTGTGCGTTTAGATCCACACGCGACTTAGCCACCAAGGGCGGTTATTTGTTTGCGTGGATGATGGACGCCCTCATGGTTGGCGTAGGCGTAGGCTTCGATACCGAAGGTGCCGGCACCGTTACCATCCAAGAGCCCTCATATACTAACGATACTTTGGTTATTGACGACTCTCGCGAGGGGTGGGTGGATTCAGTGCACACTCTTCTTGATGGGTTCTTCTTTGGTGGAAAAGTACCCAAGTTTGACTACTCAGCGATTCGTGAGTTGGGGGCAGAGATTAAGGGTTTCGGAGGCACGTCTAGTGGTCCCGATCCACTAATAGAGCTTCATAAGAATTTAAAAGAGCTGTATTCCTCTAAGATTGGAGAGGCGGTTTCTTCTGTTGATCTTGTTGATACCGAGAATTTGATTGGTCGATGTGTGGTATCGGGCAATGTCCGTCGTTCCGCGGCACTGGCTATGGGATCCCACCAAGATAGGCGCTATCTTGAAATGAAAAACGATCAAGAGAAGCTATATCATCATCGATGGGGATCGAACAACTCATTCAATGCGCAAGTGGGCATGGACTATACTTGGCATGCAGAACAAAGCCAGAAGAATGGAGAACCCGGATATATTTGGCTTGAAAACGCACGAACCCGCGGCCGATTTAAAGACGGCGAGCGCTTGGACGATATCAATGTGGCAGGCTTTAATCCTTGTGTGGAACAGCAGCTGGAAGATGCCGAACTATGTTGTCTGGTGGAAACTTATCCTGCGAAACATGATGATTTGGAAGATTATTTGCGCACACTAAAGATCGCATACCTTTACGGTAAAACGATTACTCTCTCCAACACTCACTGGCCCGAGACTAACGCTAAAATGTTGAAAAATAGAAGAATTGGTTTATCCCAATCAGGCGTTGTACAGGCCTTTAATAAATTTGGTCGTCGCTCTATGTATGAAATGTGCGACAAGGCATATGCTTATGTAAAGCAGCTTGATGAAGAATATTCAAATTGGCTCTGCATTCCGAAGTCGGTGCGTATGACCTCTATCAAACCTTCTGGGACTGTTTCATTGTTGAATGGCTCTACACCTGGCATCCATTTTCCAGAGAATGAATACTATATTAGACGTATTCGGTTTTCGAAGACTTCAAATCTAGTTGACAAATTGAAGGAAGCGGGCTATAATGTTGAAGATGATAAATACTCTCCGAATACTGCTGTTGTGGAGTTTCCTGTCCACGAGCCCTATTACACGCAGGGAAAACGAGATGTTTCTATATGGGAGCAGCTTGAAATTGCAGCCCAATATCAATATTATTGGGCCGATAACTCTGTGTCTATTACGGTCACTTTTAAGCCAGAAGAAGCGCCTCATCTTAAGGCGGCACTTGAACTCTACGAGACGCGCCTTAAAGCGGTTTCGTTTTTAAAGTATGAAGAAACGGGATATGAACAAGCTCCCTATGAGGCGATCAGCAAGAGAAAATATAACAAAATGGTTTCCCAGATTACTCCCCTTACTCGCACCGATAATGACGAGGGGGGCACTGGAACTAAATTTTGTACCAACGACACCTGCACGATTTAGGAGAAAGTGTGAATTTTAACCATTTAATAGAAGCCCATATCGTAAAAAGACGATGTGGCGCCACCAACGGTGAGTGCTATTTTATACCAGCCGGCAATGTTAGATCTACTCACGGAGAGAATGTTCATATGACAATGTATTGTAACAAGTGCGGAAAACGAGAAGATATATTTCTTAGTAAACAAGATTATGAAGTTCAAGAGAGGCTGATCACGAAGGAGCTTCAGAATGCTTAGGCCGGTCAATAGATATATCGCCATAGAAGTGCCCAAACCTAAAGATCCAGCCAACTCGCTAATCGTGCTCCCGGAGGACTATAAGGCCCCAGAAGAAGCATACATCGAGGTCAAGGCGTTGCAAGCTGCCTCTGATGTGCGTTTTTCCATTACGGAGTCGGATAGAATGATAGTAGATCGCTCCATGATCGAGGAAATAAGCATCCAAGGAACTATTTATAACGTGATCTTGGACAACTATGTAGTAGGCATTGTTGAATAAGTAAGGGGCGCCCCATGTATGGACAAACATTTCTATAACGAAGCTTCCGCCAAAAAATTAGGATGGGAACCAAGCTGGTTTGGTGAGAAATATTTTGATGACAAGTTAGTAAGGGCAATCAAGAAATGGCAAAAAGCGCACAATCTTACTGGCGATGGTCTATGCGGTCCTATGACTTTTCGTCGCCTGTGGACAGAACGACAAGCAGACATCGACGAATACAAGCCTAACGATTGCCACTACTCCAACTACATCGTCTA